GACTTTATTCCTTTGGCATAGTATTCAATTAAATGTGCAGGAAATTGTTTATGTTCTATTGGTAACTACGATTAAGTGATATCCAAAGTCTGTTTTAATTGGACCTTGAACTTTATTTATAGGAGCTGACCAAATAACTTTATCAAATTCTGGTACCATCTGGCCAGGGCCAAAGGTTCCTAAATCTCCGCCTCTAGTACCACTTGCGCATTGTGAATATTCTGGTGCCAATACTTGAAGAGGTGTTCCGGTCTTAATCTTTTCGATTAATTGATTACACATTTCTTCAGTCGACACTAAGATGTGTTGAGCTGATGCTTGAGCCATTACTTAACTACTACAAACTTTGGTTTTTTAGAAACAACTTTACCACCATATTGGAAAGTTACTACCTTTGCTGCTCCTTCAGTTTCAAATTCAGTATTCAAAATCTGTGTATAATTGTAAGCTTTTGAATGGCCATCAGTTGCTGGAACAAACTCATATATTACTTCAGTTTCTTCTTGTACTTTTGTCTTAGCATGTGAACCATCACAGAATCCATTTTCATCTTCTGTATTACCACACTTACATAAGTAAGCTTCTAGTTCTTCAACTAAGATTGCCTTTGACTTGCGTCTGTCTAGTTCCACGCCTTTTTCACGACCCAGTTCTTCTAATTTCTTTTTTGATAGTTTGTTTAGGTTTGTCATATTATACTTTCTTTATATTTCCAATAGAGTACTTAGACTCTAAATTCCAGTTTCGTTTTTCTTTATGTGAAATAATTTTAATTTGTTTAAGTGGAGCAAATCGCCCTTTAATTTTGTTTTCTTCTATAATGTTGAGTAGACCCCAATCACTTAAAAGGTCAGTAATGGTGTTTCTTCTTTCAATATCGTTTTCTGTTAAATTAGATGGTTTACCATCCAACAAAAAGAGTTCTTTAAAATGTACTATAAAATATCGACCTTGTTTATGAAGAATATGACACGATTGAAAAAGAGTATTTTCATCTCGTTTAGAAGATACACCTATTCGAGTAAGTGTCTCTTTTATTTTTAAAAAGTCATCGGGTTCTCTTAAAGAAACCTCCAGCATATCAGCTGGTTCCCATTTTATGATGTCATCATTTGTATTCATTATTCAACTCAAAATATTATTTATAAATATCTCGGTCTTCACTGTTTAGCCAATCGAGGCTTTGGCCAGCATTAACATCATCTGCCACCCTTGCTAATATTGAGTCTAAAGCTTTAATAGTTTCTTTACGTCCTCTGTCTCTACCAAGATACCACCCAGCAGCAACAAAAAATATATTAGATAATAATACTAAGATTTTATATTCCATATTTTTTTAAGTTCTTTTATTTGTTCTTTTGTTAAAATTTCATAAACAACTTCAGCTTTTTCTCGTGAATAATTGTATGCCTGTTTAATTACTTCGATATCAGCGGTTGGTTTTGCTGCTTTATGCCATTTGCCAAATCGCTTGCGTGGTCTGACTGAGTTTTTATAAAAGTCATATTGCATTTTATGATCAACCGACGGGTACTTATTCATTTCATTAGCAAGAAGTGCAGTGTCTTGGTGATAAGACAAACCACGATTTATCATAAAAGGTACATAATCTGAAGTATCAAGATTATCTTTGCCAGTATTAATTGAGTTTAAATAATCAAACGGAGTCATCTATTTCCTGCTTGTCAATTTTTGCTTTAATTTTTGCTCGCTGATCTTCATGCACGCGAGTCTTTGAACCCATTAATCCTTCTCGGTTCTTTCGAACGCCTGACCAATCGATTCCGTCATAATTGGCTTTAAACTTTTTATCGTCATAGCCTTTCTTTGGTGTCATTCCTTTTCCCATTTTAAATTGTTAGTCTTAAATAACATGCTCCGACGATAATTGCTACCATCATTGCTAATATAAATATTGAGTCTACTTCCATGTTGTACTTCCCATTAGTTCTGTTAGACATGCTACCATGTTTAGTTCTTTATCAGCCACAAAAGCTGCTTTATATTGATATTCACCAAGGATAATTACTGCCTGTGGAATAGAAGATGCTTCTATGTGTTCATACATTGAATCATATATACCACGAATAATAGCAGATGAATCGATATCACTATTAAGTGCTACCCACTTTCTCATTTCACGAAAGTTTTTACCTTTGATGTGTGATGCCAATTCAGCAATCTTTTTATTGTTAAGAGTAACTAAAGCATCGCTTTCGAGCTCACCTGATGTTGAAAACTTTTGACATTCATTCAAAACTCTACGCCAATCTGGAGCATACTTCATAATGAGTTCAGCTACAACTTTTTTGTTGTAGGAAACCTTTTCAGTATTAAGAATATACTCGAGCCTTTCTAAGAACTCAACACAGAGTTTAGAAAGATCGGTTTTATTTGTATTAAATTCAATAACAGAACACCTTGAATGTAAGGGTTCAATGATTCGATTCTTAAAATTACAAGTAAGAATAAATCTACAACTAGCACTAAACTCTTCGATGAAAGCTCGAAGTGCAGGTTGAGTTGATTGGGCATTTAGGTAATCTGCTTCATCTAATAATACTACTTTGTGTTTTCCACTATGCAATGATACAGAAGACGCAAATTGTTTTATCTTCGAACGTAGGGTATCAATACCACTTTCTTCTGATGCATTAATTTGTAGAACATCAAGGTCGAGCTCACTACATAAAGCTCGAGCGATTGTGGTCTTTCCTAAACCGGAGGTACCACTCAAAATCATATTTGGCAATTCACCTTGTTCAACAACCTTTAAAAAGATTTGTTTTAGTGGTGATGGTAAAATACAATCTTGGATTGTCTTTGGTCGATACTTTTCGACCCATAAAAAATTATTCATAATATAAAACTCACTTAAAAAAATGGAGCCTGGTTACCCTTCGCCCCACAGGGAGTCTAAGCGGACTAACTATCGATTAGTTCTTCCGCTTCGTCAATATTCAGAGTTTCTGGTTCTGATTCAGACCCAGCGACTTCTGGTCCTTCGGTCGGATTACCAGCTTCATCTTGTGGTTGATGATAGTTGATAAAGGTAACCAAACGAGTTCGAAGAGTTCCGACATCTTGGAGCTCTTGACCTTCGAAGCCACCTCTCTTACTAACGGTATCAATAATAGCTACCATTACGGAGAAGTCTCCTAGGTTTACTTCTGGTGCTGGACCTTTGCCATTTTCGGCGGCGGCGTCAGCGTTATATGTTGTTTCTTGTTCTGCCATAATATATTATTCCTGTATGGTTGATGTTTTTTCTAGCGCTATCCAATATTCAACTATTGGACTTTTCCAACTTGAGATCAATTTGTTTGAGATGCTTACATCGTAGTCACCTGGCAACAACTTCAAGTTAGAAATTAAAAATTGATAATCAAATGCGGCAAAATCGTCAATTCGATCTGTTGGAATAGTTTTGCTCCAAGTATTCGCAGTTGGATTATTTGGGTCACATACTTTTGCGACTACACTATTATCTATAACCGAAAGAGAAAGTACTGGGTGTCCTAGCGCTCCGGCAGCTCGTTTAATCTGAGAAATATCATCTGCAGATAACTTTAAACACAAATCCACATCTGGCATTGTTACTGATTTGGCTGGTTGAGTTAATATCTCAATATTAGCAAATCGATATTCAACTTGTGACGAGTTGTTTTTGATCTTCACAGCATTATCTGTGAACTCTAGTGTTGGTGAGTCAATCAGATTTAGAGCTGATAAGAACTCATTCAAGTCATATATCCCAAACCCATTATCAAATGTTTCAGATATATCAGCAGAAGCCATAATGTTCTTTGCTTCACTGATTGTCTTTAGATTAGAACCGGCCGAAACTACTAAGTTCGGATTGACGTTGGCGAAGTTTTTCAATACTTCAATTGTTTCATTACTTAATTGCATAATATAATTTTCTACTTCCTGTTTATTTATTTATATAAAAAGTACCCCGCTCTGTTTGACCAGAGCGAGGATTTTTGAGGTTAGGTTAGGTTTTGCTTTCGCAAATTCATTAAGGTGTATTCATTTCCTTTTCATAAAGAGACTCTGCCAGTTCTTCTGGCGTTGGGTCAACTGTTTCGGTCTCATCTCCATAGTTGACATTTTCGTCAACCTTAGAGTAGAGGTCAAGGAATGCTTCCTTGGTTTCTTCGTCGAATCGACTGATGCAGAGAGCGATACTCTTCATTCGGTCACCGAAGATTTTAAAAGTCTTAGTTATGTGGCATAACCGGCGAGTTGAGATTACCTCATCAACTCCGTCAGCTTCGAAGGTCTTTCGAATAACATTTGACCATGCGACCAATTTCTTTAGGAAATCTTCGTCGACTGAATCAAATTTCAACATGTGAGCCAT